ATAACGCCATTGTCAAAAGCAAGGTGCATTATATTTCCGCAAACGGTTGGAAGGGTAGCGAAGAAGCTGAAACTTTTATTGAAAAGGTTAACAGAATGGAATCTTTGGACGAACTAACAAGGAAGGTCAGTTTGGACACAGAATTATTTGGCGGATATTATTTGGAAATTATTTGGTCAGTTACAAAACAATTGGCTGAAATTTGGCATTTAGATTATACAAAAGTTCGTACAAATAAAGATAATACGCAATTTTGGTACAAGGAAAATTGGGGTGACAGAAACGAAAAACAAACTGTTTATGCTGCATTTAACCCTGCAAACCCTGTTGGCAAACAAATACTTTATGTAAAGGAATATCGCCCAAATATGGGTATTTATAGTTTGCCGGGTTACTTTGGTGCGTTAAATTACATTGAATCAGACATTGAAATATCTAAACACGTATTAGGTAACGCACAGACAGGATTCAGCGCAAGTAAATTAATTACTTTGCCTAACGGTGAACCTTCAGACGAAGAAAAGCGCAATATTGAAAAGCGTTTTACAAATAGATTTAGCGGTTCAGACGGTAAAAAATTCATTTTGGCATTCGTTAACGATAGCGCACGAAAACCAATTATTGACGATTTAGGTGCTTCAGATATTACAAAAGAAGACTTTAACCGCGTGGATTCATTGATTCAAACGAATATATTTTGCGGTCACCAAATTACAACGCCTTCAATCTTTGGTATTGCTGAAGCGGGTAAATTAGGTTCACGTTCTGAAATGCGCGACGGTTACGAAATATTTAAAAATACTTACGTTAATAGTAAGCAAATGCACCTTGAAAGTGTATTTAATATGTTGGCTAAATTTAGAGGCGTACAAAACCCTGAATTAAGCATTATCCCAACTGAACCAATTGGGTTTGAATTTACAGAAAATTTATTGAAGGATATTGCACCTAAAGAATGGTTACTTGAAAAGGCGGGTATTGATATGACTAAATACCAACCTGTTGAAGATACAGTTCCGGTTGTGCAGTCAGCGCAATTTGCAGACGATTTCAGCGCCTTTTACGAATTTGGCGAAGCGAAGGACGGATTCAATGTTTGGAAGCAAAAAACACGCTTTAACGACGATTCTGAATACCAAATGTTTGCAGAAGTTAGCCAATTACAGGCAAACGTATTGGATTTAATGGCAAAGGACAAAAGAATAACGCCTGAAGTATTAGCTGAAACACTTGAACAAAATGTTGACACAATCAATCAGGTTATTAAAACATTGGTTGAAAATGGTTACGTTCAGGTTAACGAATATGCAATTGGCGAAGGCATTGACGAAAACGTAATTATTGAACATACGCTTACGCAGCCATTGAACGAAATATTGGTTAAGGTTCAACCGACAACAAAGGAATTATTAATTCGTTATTCTTACGAATGGAAGCAAGGATTTAATAATACAGACAAAAAGACAAGCCGCCCGTTTTGTGTTGCTTTATTGGACGCGGGTAAAATGTATTCACGTTCTGAAATTGAACAAATAAGCGCACGTTTAGGATATTCCGTTTGGGATAGGGCAGGGGGTTGGTACACAGTACCGGGAACAGATAAACACGAACCAAGTTGTCGCCACCAATGGGTTTCAAACATAGTAACACGAAAATAAAATGAGCAAAAACACATTATTTATATCAGTACAGTCAATAAAGGACAGAACCGGCTTACACGCGAACGTGGACGAAAAATTGGTTTTACCTGAAATTAAGACCGCGCAGGATATGTATATTTTACCGGCTTTAGGTTCAGCGCTTTATGCAGAATTGCAAAATGCGGTTGAAGCGAATTCTTTTACTGCATTGCAGACAACTTTATTGGACGATTACATTGTGGATTGTTTAATTTATTTTGTAATGGCTGAATTGCCGCAAGGTTTATCATATCAGTTTTACAATAAGGGTTTAATTAGAAAAACAGGCGAAAATCAGGAATCCCCTTCAATGCAGGATATGATTGACATTGCCAATAGGTATCAGGCACGTGCAGAATTCTACAAACAAAGGTTAATTAAATATCTAAAGCAAAACAACGCTTTATATCCTAATTATTTAAACTTTGGTTCAGGCATTGATTCAATCAAACCTGACAACGAAGGTTACACGGTTTCAATGTGGTTGGGTGACAATGGTTGTTGCGGTGACGGTTGGGACGGACAAAGTAAAAAAACCTTTGAAGAACGTTATCAGGGTAATATCGGTTGTTGCTAAAATATGAGTAAACAAGTAAACATTAAAAACCAAAATAAGCTTAAAGTTTATTTGGCAAAAGAAAAAAAGAATGACATTAAACCAAATAGTCAAAGAACTGACAACGATAGGAAACGCCCACGAACAAATTAATTTTGTTTATTTCGGTGACGTTTGGGAACGTTTAAGTAATGGCGAAGTAACTTATCCTGCAATGTTTATGACCTTAACAGGTGCGAATGTTGCTGCAAAGGAAATTAGTTATTCGTTCAGCCTTTATTTTATGGACAGAATGTTAATGGAAGAAACAAACGAAACTGAAGTTTTATCGGATATGACACAGGTTGCCGGTGACGTTGTTGCACAATTACGTTACCCGCAGGATTATTCAATTGTGACGTGGACATTGAACCAAAATTTACCTGTGACATTTTATACAGAAAGCGACCCGGATTTATTAGCGGGTGTAAAATTAGACGCAATTTTAACCGTGCCATTTATTAACAACAGGTGTGAAGTACCTTCAAATTATACTTATTAATGGAATCAAAGAAAATTAATCAATTAGCGACCGAATTAACGCCGTCTTTGTCTGACTTGACAATTATTGGCGACCCGTCAACAGGTATAAGTAAAAAAATTACGCTTTCACAAATGGCGTCTTTGTTTACAGGTACAGTTGAAGAATATGCAAACCTTGCTTCTTTTCCTTTGGTTGGTGTTGCTGACACTATTTACATTGCTTTAGATACAAACGTTTTATACCGTTGGGACACAGGTTTAACTTCTTATGTTGAATTGTCGCCTAATATTATCAATTCATTGGTATTTAGTGATGCAAATGGATTTGACGGGAATATTAGTTTGGTTGGTTCAACTGCAACTTTGACAATTACAACTGCTTTAACGCAAGGGTCAGTTCCTTTTATTGGAACTTCAGGCGCTTTAAGTCAGGATAATGCAAACTTATTTTTTGACGATACTAATAACAGATTAGGAATTAATACTAATTCGCCAACAACTGCATTGGACGTTTTCGGTTCAGGTATTATTGGACGTATAAACGGAACTTCAACAAACAACGCATTTTTAGGTTTTGCAAGTGCGGGAACTAACAAATGGTCAATCGGCAATGTTCAGTCTGACCATAGATTTAGAATATTTAGCGAAACAAATACAAGTGAATTAGTTTCAGTTTTACAAACAGGGGAATTTGGTATTGGTATTGCAAACCCAACAACAAAGTTTCATATTGACGGCGCTGCAACTGCATTAATTGCAAATTTAGACGCAAATGTTTCGGTTGCAAAAAGTATTTCGTTTCGTTCAGATAATAGCAATAGAATAAATTTAGAGGTTTCAGGTACAGAATCAGGTTCAAATGCAGGTGCTAACTTCTTTTTAAGAACATATACAGACGCAGGTTCTTTATTAGAAACACCTTTATCAATAGTTCGTTCAACAGGCGTTACAACATTAAAAAGTTTAACGCTTACAAATGCATTATCAGTTGCGAACGGTGGTACAGGTTCAACAACGCAAAATTTTGTTGATTTAACAACAACACAATCAATTGGCGGCGCTAAAACTTTTACAAGTCAATTAACAGGTACAAGTACTAAAATTTTAACAGAATTAAATTTAGATAGAGCAACTTTAACTTCTGCAACACCTTTAAGATTTTCAACAAATGGAACTAATAATTGGTTTATTGGAAGTTCTCCATTAGGAGCTTCAACAAATGATTTAAGTTTTTATTCTTATGCAACAAATTCTTCAGTATTAACAATTTCAAATTCTACCGGAGCTGCTACATTTACAAGTGGTATAACTGCAACAAGTTTTAGCGTGTCAAATGGTAGTTTATCAAATAATGGATTTTGGGGTACTTTGATACAAGCGGGTACAGGTAGTAGTTTTGATTTTGGTTTAGTGAGGTCAAATGGTGATGGAATATTAGGTGTACCTACCGGTAGTAATAATATTACATTTAGTGGAAATATTGGTTTAGGTACAAGCAATCCAACTGAAAGATTAGAAATTATAAATGGTGCTTTGTCAGTTTCTACAAATCAAACAGGTGCGGGTATTCTTTATGGTAGAATAGCAATGTTTTCTACTTCGGCAGGTGGTGCTTATGTTGGATATGGTGGTGAAATTCGTTCATATAGTGCATCAGGAATTGATCAATCAGATTTAAGATTTTACACTTCATCAAATGCTGGTGCTTTAGAAAGAATGAGAATAAATGCTGGAGGATATACAAAAATAAGTAATAATGGACTATATATTAGCAATACAAGTAATACTCACGAATTATGTCAAAGTGCATCCAATTGGCTTTTTGAAACAAGAAATACAAATGCTACTCCTTATGGTATTATTATAAGATATCAAACTGCGACACCAAATAATGGCACTTCTGAATATTTATATTTTGACGACGCAAGTGCAGTTAGAGTTAAAATGCTTTCAAATGGTGGATTAGCTAATTTTCAAGCAAATAATACAAATTTATCAGATGAAAGAACTAAAAAAGAAATTTTACCTTTAGAATCATATTGGAATAAATTTAAAGCTATTGAAATTGTTAAGTTTAAATATAAAGACCAAACACACGACGATTTTAATATTGGGGTGATTGCGCAACAAGTTGAAAGTGTTGCACCTGAATTTATTGACATTGACGGTTGGGATAATAAACCAAAATTTGACGAAGAAGAAAACGAAATTATAAATACAGAAGAACCATTAAAGTCTGTTTATACTTCAGATTTGCACCACGCAACAATTAAAGTTCTTCAGGAAGCTATGGCAAAAATTGAAATATTAGAACAAGAAGTTAAACTTTTAAAATCTAAATAATGACAATATTTTTATCAATTGTTTTTTTAGTTCACTTAATTAGTTGGGTTTTATATCAAAAGCACCAATTTTTAGAACGTGACCTTTACGCAACAGATTCACATAATGCCTACGAACACAATAAAAAATGGCATATTTGGAAGGGTATAAACCATTTATCAGTTTACGTTTTGGTATGGTCGCTTTATGGTTTCTTTTCAATGGTATTTTTTGCGACTGCATTTTGGTTTGGTTTTGACATTCTTTGCAATATTATCGTCCTAAAAAGACCTGCGTTTCACGTTGGACAAACGGCGGATACAGACAAGTTTATTCGCAAAGTTGCAGAATTAATAAAAATAAAGCCTGAATATGCTTCGGCATTGATTAAAGTATTAATTTTACTTATATTAATAATTTTTAAAATAAAACTATGATTACTTTAAACGAAGAACAATTAAATGAATTAAACCAATTTTGTCAGGAATTACCAACAAAATATGGTGTTCCATTATTACAATGGTTTAAGAAAATTCAAGACGAACAAAACAAAGAAGAATCTAAAAAAGAAGATTAAAATGGCACAACATAGCGACCAAGCGGATTTTGGGGTATTAGTTAGCACAGTTGGTGCAATTGTAAGCGTTACAACAATACAACCTGTTGTCACCTTGATTGCCGGTTTGGTCGCTATTGTTTCAGGTATTATGGCGATTCGCTATTATTACAACGCAACTAAAAAGGTAAAAAATGATTAAGAATTTAGTAATTGCAGTCTTATTGGTTGTTGTTGCTTTATTCTTATTTTCAGAACCTACATACAATAAGGGTTCTGTGACCATTGTGCGCGATACAGTTTACCAACAGAAAACATTTACAAAGTACAAAAAAGGGAATGACATTCATTCTTACACTATTTTGACCGATTCTGTACAAATTCCTGTACAATTTACTGTACACGATACAATTAAGGTTTTAACCGATTATATGCGCAAATATGCGTATTCAGATACAATTAACATTGATTCAAATAATATCGTATTTATTCAGGACACAATAAGCCAAAACAAGATTTTAGGACGTGGATTCAGCGCTAAATTAAGCGAAAAGACTATAATTGAAACGCGCACAATTACGCCAAAAGTTAAAAATGCGCTTTATTTAGGGGTTACAAGTGATTTCAGACAGGATAAAACAATTGACAATTTAGGTGTTGGCTTAATGTATAAGGTCAAAAATAAGGCTTTAATTGGCTTAAATTTAAAAACAGGTCAGTCTGTAAAATATGGGGTCGGATTCTATTTAAAATTATAATCATACATAATGGAAACAAGTAAAAAAATAGACGTTTCGGCAAACCCGCTTCCAATAAGTTTCAAAGATTTTAGTAAAAACCCTGTGGTTGGAACTATGTTTTTGGTAATTGTTGGAATTTCAGTTTTATACATTGACATTCGTGGCACGTTCAACAATCAGATTGAAGGACAAGGACGCAAAATTGAAAAATTAGAATCAAGGGTGGATTTAGTAAGTGACGCGCTTCGCCGTTGCGATTCTTCTTTGGCTTCAGCAACAACAAAGCTTTCAACTTTAGAACAATTGGGTAAAATACAGAAGATTAATTAATGAAATATTTATTTTTTATATTCTTATTTGGTTGCACAGTTTCAGCGCAAAAGACAAGCGAAGAAGTTGCTGAAGAACGTGAGTTTCAACAACTTATGTCAAAAGTTGCACAAACAAACGACAAGTCAGTACAGGTTCAAAAAGAAGCAAGTAAAAAAGAAGCTGAATTAGTTACAAAAGCAATCGCAACAATTGTGGCAATGAAAAGCGAAATTAAAGATTTAAAAACTGAATTAAATGAAGTCAAAACAAGGTTGGATTCTGTTGCTATTGATACCGGTGGCAAATTTGTGCTTTTGCCAATATCCGATTACTAAAAAGATAGGCGAAGACACGGTTGTTATAATGACTTTAAAACAGGGTGAACAGATTAATAAAACATTTAATAAGTTCGGTCAGGATTTAAGTTTAACAAAAGATAGTTTAAAAATAAAACGTGCGCAATATGATAGCTTATACAATACAATATCTTTGGTTAAGGATTCGTTCTATGATTGGAAGTGGAAATATACAGAAAATAAAAGGATTTACGAAGCTTATAACATTAATCAAGGTAAAATTGAAAAGTTACATTCAGTAAGCAAATTAATATTAGTCGGAATAATTATTTTACAATTTAGTCAATTATAATATGAAACAATTTTTTACAGAAGACAACGGTCGTTTAAGTATGAAAAGACTTTGCGGTTTATTATGTACGATTGCTTTATGCGTTACAATGTACCATAATCAGTTCAGCGACGAACATACTGCGCCGAGTACAATTTTAGTTGAAGCGGTGGCAATGTTGGCTTTTGGAACATTGGGTTTGACTTCAGTCGAAAAAATATTTAAAAAGAATGACTAATTACGAAAAAAGGGTGCTAACTTTAGTTAGCATTGCATACATAACAATTTTAATTTATTTGTTTAAAGCTATTTTATGAAATTAAGTGAACATTTAGACCTGTCCGAAGTTATACGCAGCGAAAGCGCAAAGCGAAATGGTATTTCAAATATGCCAACTGAAGCACACATTGCCAATTTAAAACTATTGGCTGAAAAGGTATTTGAACCAATACGCAATTATTTCCGTTGCCCGATTCACGTTTCAAGTGCATACAGGTCTGTGGAATTGAATCGTGCGGTGAAGGGAAGCGCAACTTCACAACATTGCACGGGTGAAGCGATTGACGTGGATATGGACGGAACGCCAAATGGTGTGACTAATAAAATGGTATTTAATTATATTAAAGACAATTTAGAATTTGACCAATTGATTTACGAATTTGGGAATGACACAAACCCGGATTGGGTACACGTTAGTTATGAAAGCACAGGCAAACAAAGGAAGCAAGTTTTAAAAGCATACAAAGAAGCAGGAAAAACAAAATACAAACCCTATTAATGCTAACAAAAAACCTAAAAACAAAACGCCGCAGACTATTTTTTGACATTGAAACTTCACCAAACATTGGATTATTTTGGGAAGCAGGTTATAAAAAAAACATAACAACCGACAACATTATTCGTGAACGCGCGATTATTTGTATTTGCTATAAATGGGAAGACGAAAAGGAAGTTTATGCTTTACAATGGGACGCCAAACAGAATGACAAAAGAATGTTGGAACAATTTATTGCGGTTGCAAATACTGCAAACGAATTGGTTGGTCACAATGGCGACAAGTTTGATTTGGCGTGGATAAGAACCCGTTGTTTGTTTCACGGTATTGATATGTTCCCAAATTATCAGACAATTGACACGCTAAAGGTTGCCCGTTCTAAATTCCGTTTTCAATCAAACAGATTAAATTACATTGCTGAATTTTTAGGTTTAGGCGGGAAAATTAAAACTGAATTTAATCTTTGGAAGGATATTCTGTTGAACAAAGACAAGGTTGCAATGGAAAAAATGATTAAATACTGTAAAAAAGACGTTTCATTATTAGAAGAAGTTTACAAATTATTAGGCAACCATATCGCACCAAAGACGCATTATGGAGTTGTATTTGGTCAAGACAGGGGTTCGTGTCCTGAATGTGGCGCGGGTTCTGAAGACCTTATAAAAAATAATTCAGTTGTAACCGCAACCGGCTTAACCCGTATTCAATACAAATGTAAAGTTTGTAATAAATTTCATTCTAAAACCGATAAATAAATGAGCAAAATTCTATATACTATTATTGACGATTTGTTGGCACGTGAAGACAAAGGAATTAAGGAATACGGTACAACAATGGACAGAACAGACCTAACGGAAATTGATTGGTTACAACACGCTTACGAAGAAGCGTTAGACTTATCAATATATTTAAAAAAACTTATAAAACTAAAAACAGATGCGAATGCCAAAAGGATTCAATAAATGGACATTGTCCCAACAAGACGAATTTTTCACAAAGAAACTTCAGGAATTATATGCCATTGAACAGGATATTCGCAAAAATTTAGCAAAGATTCGTGGTGGCAATAGGCTTGAATTCAAGGAAATTGAACGCCCTGACGAAGCAGAATTGAAAGGGTTATAATGAAGCTTTTAAAAATATATAGTAAAGGGAAAATTCTAAATTTTGATGCTTACGTTCAGCTTCAGGAATTAGACCGTACCAACCCAAACTTTAAGGGTTGCGGCAACGAGTTTAAACACAATCGGGATTGGTGGGTTGTATTAGACAAAAAGAAAACAATTGTTGCTTACTGTGGGTCAATATATTCACAGGGCATTTGTATATTCAACCGCGCGTGGGTTGACAAAAGGTTTAGGGGGTTGGGATTACATAAAAAGCTTATTAAAATAAGATTAAAAGCAGCAAAAGAAAATTCATTTGTTGCAATTACATATACTACAAAGGACAATTACCCGTCCGCAAATAACTTAATTTCCTGCGGGTTTAAGTTTTATTTCCCTGAATACGCATACGGCGGGGACGAAATGTTGTATTTCCACAAAGACATAAATTAGATTTACCGTTTATCATTTTATTTTGCCGTTCGTCACTAAATAGCTTTGTTTGTGTTGTGCAAAACCTGTATATTTGTTGTCTAAACAAACCAAATGAATACAGAAACACAAACCACAATCGGTGAATTAATGCACAAACCATTAAGCCGCGCCACAGACTATGCCGGTGCGTTGGGATTCAGTCGCGGGTCTTTGAATCTTATTTTGCATTATGTAAAAGAAAACAACATTGAACGCATTGAAGAACTTGCGCATTCAGCTTTAGAAAACATTGAAGACGTATTTATTAAACATCAAGTACAATGAATTTAGAATTGAAACTTTTTAAACTTCAGGAAAACGTGCGATATTTCCAATGGTTGTTTGACAGAAGCAACGGGACAGATGCACGTAAAAAAATGGAAATGTTAAGTTCGGCAAAAGAAAATTTAAAGAACTTTAAAAAAAAGCATTATCCTGAAATGTTAGTTCAACCAAAAAACCCGTTCCCGCCGATACCATTTACACCAATGTCGGATTGGACAGAAAAATTTGAAGAATACGAATTTTAAAACCAAAAATAAAACCTATGAACATTTACAAAATTCAGGCGGAATTAAAAGCGCCAAAGGGTCAATTAAACAAGTTCGGCAATTATCGTTACCGAAGCGCCGAAGACATTATTGAAGCGGTTAAACCAATATTGGCAAAAGAAAAAACGTGCTTAATAGTCAGCGACGAAATTGTGCAAGTTGGGGACAGAATTTATGTCAAAGCAACTGCGACATTATTAACAGACGAAGAAAATTCAATTAGCGCACACGGTTGGGCGCGTGAAGAAGAAGTAAAAAAAGGAATGGACGCCGCACAAATAACCGGGTCAGCTTCTTCGTATGCGCGTAAATACGCATTAAACGGATTGTTTGCCATTGACGATACCAAAGACGCAGACGCAACCAACGAACACAAAGACGAAGTTGGTGACGACAAACGTTTATATTTACAGACTTTATTGGAAAACACTCCATACACAGAAGAAAAAAAAAATAAAATGGCAATTAAAATTGAATCGTTTACAAAAGAAGACGATTACAACAAAGCTTTAAAAGTTTTAAATTCAAACCAAATTACTAAATAATGCGCGAATATACAATTGAAGAATTAACGAATAAGGCGGAAAAAATGTTGGACTTTTTACAGAAGCCATTGCCAAAAAATGATTCGGCGGATTATCACGACGCTTTGATTAAACGATTGGACACGCTAAACGTGGCAATGACACAATCAGGCGAATACAGAACCGCCGCAGAATATAAAATTGAATGCGTTATTGATATGGAAATTGGCGACAAAATCCACGAAATTATGGAAGGTAAATTGGCAACGTCAACTGTAAATATGTGGGTTAAAAGCAAGGCGCGTGAATGGTCACGTTTAAAAAACGCATTTGACAGAATTAACGCTTCTTCAGTTCACCAAATAGACGCAATTCGTTCAATTTTAAGTTGGGAGAAAGCCAAAATAAACCTATAATATGAATCAGGAAGTATATCAGGATTACGAAAATGGAATGCAAAATTTGCTACCAATGGAACGTCAAATGTTATTAGCTAAAGTTTACCATTATTGTTGGTATTCGCCGGAAGCTTATCAGGAATTAAGCGCATACCTTACAAAGTGGGAAAATGAATGTGAATTTAAAGCAGTATTTTTTAAACCGGAATCAGAAGATTCCACAAAACAAATATAATGTCAGAAGTAAAAAAAGAATCAATTGGCGCTTGGAAGCGTACAACGCCAAAGGGCGAAGTAATTAATTTCACAATTAACGGTCAGCGTTACAATATGTGGGTAAATGCTTATAAAGACAAACCTAACCAACCTGACTTCAAAATTTATGA